CAAAAATGAGAGAAGGCTACGAGTTAGTGCGCGCCGACGAATACCCTGAATTTTCGGGGCAGGGCTTGGATGACGGACGACACGCGGGCGTGATCTCTGTAGGCGATGTGGTTCTGGCACGAATTCCCGAGGAAACAGCAGACGAGCGACGGGCGTTTTATAAGAGCCGTACACACGATCAAATCAAGGCTGCAGACAACGACCTGTTAAAGAGTAACGCGCACTCAACTATGCGTATCTCTTCGCCGGAGCGGCAGTCAAAAGTAAGCGTCGGCGGATCTCGATCCTCCGAATAACCTATATTTAAAGGAACTTTCACTATGGCAAACGTAGACAAAGCATTTGGCCTGCGCCCGCTTGGTAACTTGTCCGCCACTGGAGCTCAGAAGCAGTTCGCTTATGAGATCAACGACAACCAGTCTGGCGCAATTTATCAAGGGGATTTGGTCACACTCTCTAGCGGTTATGTCGTAAAGTACGATTCCACGCTGCACACTGTAGCGTTGGGCGTATTCAACGGCTGTAACTACATTGATCCTACAAGCGGCAAGCCCACTTGGAAGAACTACTACCCGGGTTCGGTTAACATCACTACCGGCGTTATCAGCGCAGAAGTGGTAGACGATCCCAGTCAGTTGTTCCTGATTCAGGCGGATGAAGACGTTGTGCAGGCAGATATCGGCTTGAACGCTAACATCGCCTACACTGCAGGCAGCAGCACCACAGGTCTGTCTGGCACTGAGCTAGACTCATCTACCATCGCCAACACTTCAACGCTGGTGTTGAAGGTTGTGGGCTTCTATAACAGTCCCAGCAACGAACGTGCTACAAATCACGTTGATGTTGTGGTTAAAATTAACGCACACATGTATGGCAGCGCTGGCGTTGCTAATACTGCGCCATAATAGGAGCTAACTCATGGCTATTTCTCGTTCCCAATTAGTCGCCGAACTTGAGCCGGGTCTTAACGCTCTGTTCGGTATGGAGTACGACAACTACGAAAATGAGCACACGGAGATTTATTCAATTGAATCTTCTGACCGCGCATTTGAAGAAGAAGTTATGCTCTCCGGTTTTGGCGAAGCACCCGTGAAGTCTGAAGGCGCAGGTGTCGAGTACGACAACGCGCAAGAAGTCTACACCGCTCGCTACACCCATGAAACTATTGCTCTGGCGTTCAGCCTGACCGAAGAAGCCGTAGAAGACAACCTCTACGACCGTCTGTCTGTGCGTTACACCAAGGCACTGGCTCGCTCAATGGCGCAGACCAAGCAGATCAAAGCAGCTGCTATTCTGAACGGCGCATTCACCACCTCAATCGGTGGCGACGGCGTTGCGCTTTGCTCAACAGATCACCCCACGCTGAGTGGTCCAAATCTGCGTAACGAGCTGTCTGTATCTGCAGACCTCTCTGAAACCTCACTGGAGCAGGCGCTGATCGACATCGCTGCCTTCACTGATGAGCGTGGTCTGAAGATCGCGATTCAGGGTCTGAAGCTGATCATCCCGAAAGAGCTGCAGTTCACTGCTGACCGTATCATGAAGTCAACCCTGCGCGTAGGCACAGCGGATAACGACATTAACGCGATCCGCAACATGGGCATGGTTCCGCAGGGCTACACTGTTAACCACTTCCTCGTTGATCCAGATGCGTTCTTCATCAAGACCGATGCGCCTAACGGCATGAAGATGTTCAACCGTGCTGCGATCAAAACCGGCTTTGAAGGCGACTTCGATACTGGTAACGTTAGGTACAAAGCGCGGGAGAGATATTCATTCGGATTTTCTGATCCCCGTGGTATCTTTGGTTCGCCCGGCACTCCGTAATAAAAATCAACAACTTACGTTGTTACAAAAGGCCCTTCGGGGCCTTTTTGTTGGGCGTTTGACACACAGCGTGTGGTAATATACTATCTTTGCCAAGACATATAACAGAGGTAGTGATGAAGGCATTGATTATTTACACCATACGCAACGTTGTAGATCAAAAGTTTTACGTAGGAAGTACGGCTAACATGCGAGAGCGTTTTCGCACTCATCGAGGGAAACTTAGGAGGGAGGCGCATCACTGCCATCATCTACAGGCGGCATGGACCAAGTATGGGGAAGAGGCATTTAAGTTTGAGGTCGTAGAGCGGCTCTCAGAAGAGGCGTCTTACGCAGATCTTCAGGCAGCGGAAGACGTGTGGTTAGAAAAGCATGTTGGCACTAAAGAGTGCTACAACCACGGCCTCAGAAGCGGGGCCCCTTGGCGCGGGTGTCGGCCAGAAGACCATCCCAACTACGGCAATACGATGCCCGAAGAACAAAAAACAGTGCTGTCAAACTTTGCCAAACAACAATGGTTAGACGCTGATCCGCGCACAGGCACTCAGCACTCGGAAGAAGCAAAAGTTAAGATTTCTGCTAAAGTTCAAGCAGCATTAGCCGAGGGTCGCGGAGGAAAGTTTATACCCAGCGAAGAAACACGCCGCAAAATGTCTGAGGCGTTAAAAGGCAACCAGTGTGCAAAGGGATACAAACGTACTCCGGAAGAAATTGAAAAAATACGCGAACGCACAAAGGGCAACCAAAACTGGCTTGGCAAGTCTCACTCCGAGGAGTCAAAGTTAAAAATGAGCAAGGGTGTGCTCGAGGTAACAACGGGCGTGCAGTTCCAAAGTCTGACGGCAGTGCTAAAAAATTACGAGATGACAATGCCAACGCTTCGACGGGCGCTACTCTCCGGTGCTCCCATAACAAAAGGTCGGTATAAGGGGCTGCACTTTAGGTATCTTGACACCTCCCTCCAAAAAGCGTAAAAAGTACGTAATCCCGAGAACATTTAACGCGCTGCAGACCGACTCGGGCGGACGACATGCAGACTGAAGCGCACTACTCGCATGTGAGGATTTCATTATGTCGGCTACTCATTACTCCGGTCCGTTACTCTATTCTGGCGCAAACACAAGCGCGCTCTTCGCTGGTATGACTGACATGCCCATTGGCATCGATCTGTCAGTATTTTCACTGCTTGATGACTTTGTCGGTGTTGCGATAGACACAACAAACAGCTGGACTGTGGTCAAGGACTCCAGTGCTACCGTTGCTATCGTCGCTGACACGGTCGGCGGTGAAGTAGCACTGACCTCTGCTGCCACAACTGACAACGATGGTGCTTCTATTCAGGGCAACGAAATTTTCGCAGTTGCTGCAGACAAAAACATCTACTTTTCAACGCGCCTGAAGTGCAACGACGCTGACCAGACTGACATTTGCGCTGGTTTGACGTTGAACTTTGCAACTAACCCAGAAGCAATGTTGACTGCAACTGACCGCATTGTGTTTCAAGTGGACGACGGTAACGCATCAATCCTGTGCAAAACCGAGAAGAACGGCACGGAGACCAGTACCGACTCTGGCGTTGACTTGGCTGATGACACCTACGCTGTGCTGTCGTTTAACGTCGCCAGCACTGGCAGCGTGACGTTTTTTGTTAACGGGCGAAAAGTTGCGCAGCACACCACCAACATCCCTGATGACGAAAACTTAGCGCTGGCAGCGATGAGCGTGTCTGGTTCAGCCAGCGGCACCCGCGCAACCACGTTAGACTACATCATCGGTGCGCAAACCCGCTAAGGAGTAAGCCATGAGTGACGTCGAAAAGGCTAAAAAACCGGCCAAAAAGACCACCAAGGAACAAACACCTGCGCCTGTTGAGCTGCCTGCTGTGGGCTCAGCTGCGCGAAAAGCGATGATCCTGCAGGGTCTCATTAAGGAGTAAATCGCATGAGCTTCAGCAATATTCAATCGGTCACCAAGACTGCAGATGCCTCTGCGGTCGTTGGGAGGTGCAGATTGGTGGGGGTTTACTTCACCAATTCTGGCACGGCAGCTTCCTTTGCGCTTAAAGACGGCACGACTACCGCTGGCACAGCAAAGCTCACGATCTTCACGCCGGCAGCGGCGGGCGGTCAGGATGTGATCATTCCGGACATGGGTATCCTGGTTGAAACAGGCATATTCATTGACGTTGCAAGCGCAGAAGTGTTGAGTGTCACGCTGTTATTTGAAGGCGGAGCGGCTGCCTAATGGCTACCAAGGGCATGGGGATTAAAACCTCCGTGAAATCC